TAACTATGTAACTTTGTGGTTACTAGGTGCTGACTTTTCTTTAATGGAAAGGGGTTTCGGCCGTGCAGGAAACAACCGGCCATGGCGAACGACCAATGAAAGCACTGCAGCGACTGCAGAGCCTGCTTGGTCAATTTGCAGAGTCTTGTGATGCCGACTTTACCACGCCCTTGATTGGGCGGGAGTACAGTAGCGACAAAGATGCTGGTCGCGCTGTATGCGTCAGGAGTTTATCTGACGCCATCATGCTAGACGAGCTGCCTAAACCATTGTTCGTAGTTGAATCGGGTAAGATTCCGAAGGTAGGTTCCTTTTCGAAGGGACCAGGGTACTCTCAATTAGATCATTTGGGGGTTTCGCTCCAGATGAAGATTGAGAAGTATTACGCGGATCGCCATTTCAAGATTCGGTCTTGGAAGGCGGTTAACTACGCCAATGAGTTTGTATCTAGTTGTTATGATGTACGCCGGGCTGGAAAGCTGACTCCAATGCCTTTGGAGGATGCTGTATTCCAGTTCAACCGTACCGGATTGGGCTTTCCAGAGTTCACATCCGATCCGGCATTCTTAGAACTGTACTACCGCTTAAGTGCGCGTATCCGGGCATCCGGGTATTCGCTGGATTATGTAGAAAGTAATCCTTCAGTTCTTGGGACTAGGGGTGATTCCTCAGGTCCAGGTTTGCCGGCTAAGAAACGTGCCATATTTCAGCGCAGTCGTGTTGACGGGAACCTTGAGAAACAGGTTCAGGCTGTACTATTTCCGAAGCTTAGGAATCATCCTAGGTTTGCGGCTTGGTATGGTCGTCGGTATGTAGATATCGCCGTGACTCGATTTATGACACGGGGCAAGGGAGCGGTGTTGTCGCTAGATTTTTCAAATTTTGATGCGACAGTGCCGTTTGAAGTCATTGACTTCATCTTTAAGATCCTTGCCGGGTGGTTTACTCCGGAGACTGAGCCGCTTCTGGTTTTCCTTTGTGAGAGCTTTAAGCGGTCGAGTATCTTTGTACCAGGCGGGCTTATTACTAAGCCGCGTACTGGAGGGATACCATCAGGTTCAGTACTTACCAACCTGATCGGGAGCTTAGTCAACCTGTGGGTCATGGCTTATGCGGCCGCTTCGTGCGGAGCTGTGATCGCGGACTCAATGGTCCAAGGGGACGATGGGTTATACCGTTTCCATGGACTTAAGTCTGTCGAAGGGTTGGCGGAATGCTTGCTCACAGATTTCGGCATGGTTTTATCAACCGATCCATCAAAGTCTCTCTACTCTCCGAATGTGGTCCATTATTTACAGATGGTTCACAGTAAAGAGTATATAAGAGATCGGCTTTATGTCGGTGTCCGGTCCTTAATACACGTTTTGAACCACGCCATGTCGCGTGAGCATCAACGTGTTTCTGGATGGGACGGAGCGTACCATACGATCAGATGGCTGCAGCAGTGGGAGGACGCTTCTATGCACCCTTCTTTTAGGGAGGCGTGTAAGTGGTTAAAAGGTCATGATCCTAATCTAGAGAAGATTTTGCTCAAACTCCTGCTAGATGACCGTGATTTCCTCGCTGCGGCTCAGGCGGCCTTGAATAGTGGCTCGGATTCTTGGGCTAGAATCCCGGTTGCGTCTCTAAAGGTGTCGGCTGTAGTTCACGAGCTTTGTAAGTTGCCAGGATTTGAAACCCTGGCGCGCCTACTACCCGCGCACGCTAGTGCGAGTTCCTAATGGGCTATACCATTAGGGTGTTCCATTTGACCAGCGCCCGGTATTTCGGGTGCGTAATTTAGGGAGTTCTCATGGCTCGTAAGAATCGTCGCAGGCGTGGTCGTGGCACGACGAGCATTCCGTATGCTCGTATGCGCCCGATTGAGGATTGGAAGGTTGGTGGAAGTGCTGTTGATGCCACTGGTGCTGTTATTGGTGGGGCTTCCCCCACCGGACCGGCGACCTGGCTTATGGGTGCCGGTTCGGCTACCATCTTGGCGACTGGCGTTCCCATCACTTTCCAAGCCGTAGCTCTTATTGCGGCACCGAATACCAGTACTCCTACCCTGGGTCGTATGCGGCTTGACGACATCAAGGGCTCCATCTTTTTGGGTGCCCCCGCGTCGGCGACCGTGATTCGGGCGGCGGTTGGTATTTATGTGTCGGAGTATAACTCCAACACCGGCAAGTGGGATGTTCGGGATCCTCTGAACACCGCTGATGGCTCTCGGGATGATTACTTTTATCTCGAAGGTCAGATGTTTGATTTGCCGGCGACGGGGACTTCTACGGCCCCGACGATCATTAAATTTGATCTTCGGTTGTCTGAACGCGTCGTCATCGGTGGTGGCCAGGCACTTCATGTGACTGTTTCCGCTGTTGGTGCTAACATTTCTCTTAATTCGGCGTTCAGGACTTTAGTTGGTCCTGTTGCTTGAAAGAGTGGTGCGATATGTTTTTGGTTTTACGGTTCCTCCACGTGTGCGTATTAGTGATGTCGCTTTTCCTTTCAATCTCTTTGATGAGGTTGTCGAGTGCGCTCACTACTGCGCTTCAGAGTGATCCTACTCTGAAGATACGTATTTTGGTGGGGGATTTTCCATGAGGATGAACTATCGGTGCCGTTATTCAATGGATGATCCACGGGATTTCCGTTCGGATTCGGCTAATGTTCATTGGCAGCGTCCGTATGGGTACCTTTCTGGTAGTTCCTACGTCCTTTCATCTCAGATGTGGGGGTATAGGGCTGCTTTAGCGGCAGGTACGCCTTTTTCGTTGGTCTTGGTACATGTGCCAAGATACACTCCAGTAAATCAGCCAAGGTCACAGCGCGTAGACGCCTGTGTGATTGACATCTTTGATGTCATTCCGCCTCAACAGGTGTTCCAGGAGAATACGTTTCCGTCATGGAATGTGCCAACCACTATTTCTAGTTTGGTGCAAGCGGCGGCTTTTGTTACTTCTGATACGTACTCGTTGCCTGGTGGCGGTGGTTATGTGGCGTATAATAGTTCTGGCACTCCAAGTGCCATTACTAATACCACACCCCCTGGCCCCATTAATAATAACCTTAAGGTGGACGTGCTGAATAATCTTTTGGCCGCTCCATTTTCTGGTACTGGGGCTTCACCGGTTACTTTTACGCCTACCGGTGGGGATGTATACTCCGCAGCGTCACCTAATCTCCAGATGTCTCTGGTAAGTGCCCCAGGCTTCATGACTTCTGTGGGAAGTGTTAATTCAGGGCAGTTCACTTTAAACACCCCGGGGTATTCAATTACCGCGGGGTGTGGTGCAACTATTTTCTCCCCGAATTTTAACCAAGTTACGTTAGGTCTCTCACTCTACGTTCATAACTTCTCGGAATCTTCCGGGACTGTACGTGGGGTGCGTGATATCGTTCAGACGGCCACCCAGGCCGATTCTGAGTATGATTATCTCGATTATGAGATCGATTCGTACCTCCCGGTTGTTGGGTTCCACGGCAATACCGGTCGAAGATGGCGTTTACAGTTACCTTACCCAATTATATTGGGTTCTGGTCAGGCCCTGTTGTGTACAGCGTCCATACGTGATACGCAATCGTATGTTAGTCCTGTCTACGCCTTTTATGGGCGTTCAATGGTTACCGCGGTCGCTTGAGTTTGGC